AGGATGACGGCTCTGATTTCCTGGTGGAATCCGGCCTGATCCTTTGTGACGATGAGACGATCAACCTCAAATACATCGCCAGGATCACCACGGCGACGAGCTATCCATCCGATTTTGTAACGGCTTTCAGCTACTTGCTGGCATCCTACATCGCTTCCGACACGGCAGGCATGGGCGGGCAGGCAACGCAGATGCGGCAGTTCTTTGAAAATGCCGTGGCGAACAAGGCGAAAAGCCGGGACTCCGCAGAGGGCAAGGGCAGGCGCATCCTGCCGTTTGATGACTCGCAGCTTGTGGCTTCACGTTCTGCATACTGGCTCTCCTGACATGGCGACACAATTTCAAACGATCAAGTCGGTGTTCAATGGTGGCGAGATGTCGCCGCTGATGGACGGGCGGACAGATTCAGAGAAATACGCCACGGGCTGCCGCCTGCTCGAAAACTTCATCGTGCGTCCTTATGGCGGAATCTTCAAGAGGCCGGGGACGCGCTTTGGCATAGGCGGGACTGGCGTTGAAGGAGCGTTTCGTCTGGTTGCCTTCAGAAGGTCAACGGATGTGAATTTTATTCTCAGCTTTTCTGAGAATGAGATCAACGTCTGGTCTTTTTCAGAAGGCTTTTTCACGCTGGTTGACACGCTGACGACGACCTATCAAGAGGAGGACATTCAGCAGATTCACGTCTGTCAGATCAACGACGTGATGTTTCTCACGCACGGCAGCTATGCTCCGCAACGGATTATTCGGGCGACAGACGGCACATGGAGCATTGACAGCGTGCCGTTTCAGTTTGCGCCTGCGCTCGATCCTCCCGACGACGCGGTGACGGTGAAGATTGTCTATGACGCCAACACATGGGCGACGGCTTATAGCTACGTCATCGGTGATTTTGTCCTGTATCAAGACGAGCTTTACAGGTGCAAAACGGCAAACAGCGACGTGGCGTTCACGCTGGCAAAGTGGGACAAGGCCGTCTATCGTTCGCCGTGGAACGTCGGGACAACTGGATATACGGCTGGCGATGTTGTTGAATATTTCGGGAGCAACTACTTTTGCATCACGACGCACTCGCCAGCAACAAGCGCCAACCGTCCAGGAACAGGTGCTCAATGGGTGCTTATCAATATCACAGATTACAGGCTCATCGCGTCCTCCGCGACCTTTGACGCTGACGAAGTGGGCTCAACGTGGCTTCTTTCGCCGGGGTCCGGAAGTGTCGGGCGCATTGTGTCTGAGGCCATTCCTGCATCCATTAGCACGACCACCAGCGCGGCAATATTTATTCAGGGTGCATACGTTGCTCGCACGGTCTGGACATCAACAGCTTCTCCAAACCAAACAACTCTTCAGCTTCAGGAAAGTTTAGATAGAATCAACTTCACGACAGTCCGTGAATGGTATATAAGCACTTCGACAGAAGGAACGATTTCTTACACCGCCGAAGCCCCGAACACTGGCGGATGGTATCGCTGGGTGGCAATCAAGGCGAGCGCCACAGGAAGCGGAACAATGACTATTGAGCCAACTGTTGGCAAGCTGGACATCCCGTTTAAAATCGAGTCCTACACTTCATCCACGGAAGTGAAGGGCATTCCCAGGCTGGCCGTTGACAGCCTCATCCCGAACGAGGTCATCGGCTTCACTTTCCCGGTCTGGCGCAAGGGGGCGTTCTCCGCATCCCGTGGCTACCCGCGCACGGTCTGCTTCCACGATCAACGCCTGTGGTTTGCCGGGACAGAAACGGAACCAATGCGCATTTGGGGCAGCCAGACGGATGACTTCTACACGTTCCTGACCGGCACGCTGGAAACGTCCGGCATTGACGTGACGCTTGCGGCCACGCAGGCAAACGACATTCAATGGATCACGTCGTTTAAGCGCACGATGGTCATTGGCACCACGGGTGAGGAATGGACGATGGACAGCGGCGAACAGGACGGGGCATTGTCTCCGTCGAACCTGCGGCTTCGCAGGTGGAGCCGCTACGGATCAAGCCACCATCAACCCATTCTTGCAGGTGATGGCCTGCTGTGGCTGACCAGGGACAACAGGTTGCGCGAGTTCGCATACGTCTTTGAAAAAGATGGATATTCAGCGCCTGAGATGACGCTGCTTGCAGAGCACATGCTGAACCGTTCGCCCGTGGTTCAGATGGCATACTCGCAAAGTCCTGATCCTATCGTGTGGTTCGTCCATGAGGACGGCACATGGAGCGGGTTTACCTATGACCGTGAGAATAATGTAACGGCCTGGCATCGGCACAGTTCGGGGCAAAACTATGATTCAGTAACAGATTCCAGCACAAGGCACAGGCTGAAATCGATGTGCACTATTTATGCCGACAACTGCGCAGCAGACACGACCATCTATCTGTTTGATCGTGGATACTTGAGCGGCTCATGGGTTTCGATAATGCAGCTTGAATCCGTGCAGGGTGAGATTTGGCAAGCATGCCTAACCACGGCTGACCCATTGTTCAGGACATATTTAAACATGGGGCCTGGGAATGGCATGATTCCAAACATCAACGCGTCGTTTATTGACGGGTGGGTTTATGCCTTCTATTCAGGCGGCGGATTTGCTGAAAGCCTGGACTCTATCGCGCCGTCTTTCACGTTGCCTGGGCGCGTCATTCAATCCAATCTTTACAACACGGATGGCTCATTTGGTGGCGACGGCATAACGGTATCAAATGGAGGATCAATAGATGGCTCGTTTCCAGACTGGGACAACTATGCCAGTTCTGCCATTGTTGGCTTTCCAATCATCGCGGCGATGGTGCCGAACAGGATGGAGGTTCAGATTCAATCCGGCTCATCTCAGATGAGCAAATGGAGGCTTGTCCGTCTTGCGACAAGAACCTTTGCCAGCCAAAAACCCGCCGAATTATACTGGTATGAGGGTGATGCATATTTGCAAAACCTGCTGTCAACGCCCATCAAGTTGAACAATGACGGGATGATTGATTACCCGCCACCAACGCTGAACAGGTGGTCTGTGTATGGACCGCCATACGGTTATGGAACGGGACAGTCCAAAGCTGAGCCAATGCTGATGAATCATTCTGACAGCATGGATTTTTACATCGTGTCGCAAATTCCGACGCCCTACAACCTTCTTGCCCTCATCATGGACGTTGAAATCGGAGGCATCTCAGGCGCTGCCGGTTCTTGACGCCAGCCCCGTTTCTGGCATCCTGGGGGACCATGAAAATCCGAGCCTACGAGCCAGCCGATTTCGCCACCGTGGAACAATGGGCGAAGGCGCGGAACATGGCGCTGGTGCCTCAGCTTCTCAGCCCGAACGGGTTTCTTGTGGAGGATGACGAGGGGCCGTTGATGGTGGCGTTTGGATACCTCCTGTTCGACTGCCCGATTGTCCAGATCGACCACCTCCTAGGGCGTCCTGGTGCGAGCATCGGGCCGATTCGTGAAGCATGGGGCGTGATTCAGCGCACCATGATCGAATGGGTGAAGGAAGTGAACGCCAGGAGCGGCTTCAACTATTGCCTGATTCGTGGATTTGTCGCGCCCGTCACGGCCATGGAATCCGAAAAAATGGGGTGGCATATTGACCCGACTCCGTTAAACTGCATCCGCTATGTCATTTCTTGAAATTCTGCAATTCCCGATAATCGGCGTTGTCGAAGGTCTGAGCGCCCTTGGTTATGTCGCGCTGTATGCGTCGTTGGCTGCATCCGCGGCTGGCTCTTACATGTCGTATCAGTCCAGCCAGACGGCGGCGAAACAGGCTGAATACAACGCGGACGCGCAACGCAACGCCATCGCGGAGGAGCAGAAGCGCAAGGCTGCCGAGGACGCGGAGAACCAGCGCCGAGCATCCCAGGAGCAGCGGCGGGTCAGAGCCATGCAGCTTAACGCCATGGCCGGAACCGGCGCGATGCTTGGCACTGGCACGCCTCTTGCCATCGAGGCGGACACTTGGGCAAAACAGCAGATCGAGCTTGCTGACCAGCAGCGGGTGGCTGATTTGGCGCAACGGCAGCTTGCATATGAGGGCTACACTGCCGGAGTGATGGGCAAACAGGAGGCCGCGCAGCACAGGCGTGACGCCACGGGCGCGGTTATCTCAGGGCTGGGTTCCATGGCCGGAACTGCTTACGGCGCGTTTTCCACCAAACCAACCACAGTCAAGCCGGTTGCTTATAACTACAAAACGCGTCAGCCTGTTCAAGGCTACGTCAATGTTTGATATGTTTCCTGCGTTTAAAAATCTTCCAACTCCCCCGGCTCCCCCAAAGCCGAGTCATGAAACCGCGAGCATCCTTCGCGGGCTTTTGGAAAGTGACTGCAAATGCGAATACTGCGGCAGAATCATCAACAACAACAAAGGCGACGCCTGCGAGTCTTGCGGGGCAGCCATTAAATAACCATGGCACGCATCCCCATCCTTCAAGGCCCAGGTCAGATTCAGACCGGCAACCAGACCCTGCGCGTTCCCGAGCTTCAGGCGGTCAACAACAACGCTGTTACCCAAGGCCTAGCCAAGGTCGGGCAAGTCGCCTTTGACATCTCCGAACGGGCGAAACGCGCCCAGGACGTGACGAATCTCACGAACGCCAGCATGGCGATGCAGAATGCGCAGTTGGAATTCGCCAAGTTCCAGCAATCGCCGGAAGGCCAGGACGAATCAACCTGGATGGGCAAATGGGGCGAGATTCAGACGCGGCTGAAAACCGACTTTGACAAGATGCCGCTGACGCCGGATGCGCGGTTGAACCTTCAAGAGCGGGTGACGAATTGGAGCACGCGGGGGACGATCATGGTGCAGGCGGAGGCGTTCAAAAAGACAGGCCAGCGCATGGAGGATTCCGGCAGGCTGGCGGCAAAGCAAGCTATTCAGATGGGTGACGTGACCATTTTTAAGCAGCACGCTGACAATATGGTTGCCGCTGGTTTTTCAACACCAGAGGCGAGGGATTTGCAAGTCGCCCAAGTCGAAGATGCCGCCGTCGCAAAACGAGTTCAAGACCTGAAAGAACAAAAGGCAGAATTCATCCGGCTTGGAAATCAAGGGGATGTAACGTCATGGCAGAAGGTTGAGGAGATCAACTCGGCGCTCACGGACTTGGGCGAATATGGCAAGGAGCGAAGCGAGCAAGAGCAGAAGTCGGCACGGTTTGGCAAGATTGGTGCCGAGTTCATGTCTTACATTACCGGCGAGGGAGGGCTTCCCGTCGATCTCACCAAGGCTGAGGAACTGCGTGTTAAATCCGATCTTACGCCGCAGGTCAAGGAGGAGATGAAGATGCAGATTCAGCAGGCCAAGACGCGCTACGCAAATCAGGATTTGCTGAACTTCATGAACCGCGTGGCTCGAAATGAGGTGGTGGACGGCAACGACTTCTCATCCCAATACATGGAGCCTGCGCAGTTGATGGAGGCGAGGGCGGAGATCAACGCCGCCATGCCTGTGACGCCCGAAAACGAGGCTCGCGTCTATCTGGACACGATGACAATGATTGACGGTATCGACCCGACGCTCGTCAAAAACCGCGACCCGAAAGAGGTTGTTGAAATGGCGCGGGCGACCATGCGAATCAAGAAGTCGCCGCCGCATCTGCGTGACCTTCTTTCAACGGCTATGCAGTCCAAACTTGCGGGCACCGATGACAAAAGCGCCGCCGCCGATGGTCAACGACTTGGGCGCGAGATGCTGCGCGAAATCGTCAAATTCCGTGAGTCCAAGTTTTTCACCGGCAGCGGTGAGGACAAGCGGCTCGACCCTAAAAAGGCGTCTGACTGGATGAACTTTCAACAGCGCGTGTTCATGCTGGAGAAGGAAATCGAACGCCGCGTGAAAGGGGTGGATGACCTGACCAAGGTGAACAAGATTGTCTCCGATGTCCTGAACGCCGATTATGTGGAGGTGGCAAAACAGCGTTATCTTGACTCAAGCTCAAACGCGCTCCCTGTCGGTCCCGTCCAGGGTGAGAGCGCCACGGATTCCAGCTTTTTCCCCTCCATCAACTTCCCTCAATGACTCCCGACGAACTTCTAAAGCAGGCGATTCTCAACGATCAGTTTCCAGAGCCTGCTGAAGCTGACCGGCTTTTTGTGCCTCAAGGCGAGGATGCTTTGCGGTTGAACCGGAATATCGCTCTTTCAGCCTGGATGACACGCACGGCAGGCCGTGACATCAACTCCGGTTCGATCGCGTGGCAGGCTGACAAGGACGCGCTGGCACAGGGTTATTTCCAGATGAAGGACGCCCGCAACGTGTCGGACGAGCAGTTACACACGCTGGTCAAATCCCATATCCAGATTGCCGATGAGGCGGCGGACATCGCGGCAAGGACGGCGCTTTCTGGAATTGCACTGCCGGAAGCCATGGCCGAACTGGAAGCCAAGCGAGGGCCGTCACAGCTTCGCGGAGTTTTCAGCCGTTACACGAAGGACTTGGCGAAGCGCCATACGGCGCTGGCGGTAAAGCTCGCGCCCTATCGCGGCGTTATCAACGAGACGGCGGCAAAGCTGAAGCCTGCCATGGAATCGGCCATTCCATCCACGGAAGCCTTCCAATCCGTAGCCGAGCGCCTTCTTGCTGTGCCGGACGAAATGCGCCCTCTGGTCATCTCTGCCATTGGCGAGACTGGAGGAAAGGATGCCAAGGAGCGGGCAGGCTATCTGTCCAAGCTGGCCGGTGCGTTCGGGCGCATGTCTGAGACGGTGGGCGCGGCTGCTGGAACCACTGGCGCAGGAATCAGCGAAACGCTGTCACAGCTTGCCAATGCACCGGCTGAAATTGCCTCGCTTTTGTCCGGCGGCGTGTCGCTTCAGTCTGAGGCGGCGGCACAAAAGGAGCGGTCCAAGGAAACCGAAGCACGCATGGCGAAGGCACAGCAGATGCGCAACCTGACGCAGCAGGTCCGCACGGTTGCCGACTCTATGGTTTCACCGATTAAGGGAGACGGATGGTGGTCACAGTTGGGCATTGACGTTGCCCGCATGGTGCCGCAGTCCGCCGCGACGATCATCAACCCGGCTCTTGGTTTCGGTGCGAACCTTGCCTATTTCCGTGATACCATCGCGGCACAGGCGAAGATGGAGAATCCGGCGCTGACGTATGAGCAAGCTGACGCAATCGGCATTGCCTCCGCGCCACTGAACGCTGCCGTTGAAACTGTGACGGCGCTGATTCCGTTTGGTAAAGTAAAGCTGCCGTTCGTGCAAAGGTGGCTGCAATCGACCACAACGAGCATTGCCGGGGCGGCTCGTAATCTGGCAATCCGCGCTTCTGCTGGCACTGCCGGTGAGATTGGCGAGGAATACGCGCAGAGCTTCATCCCGCTGCAAATGGAGGGGCTTGTCACGGCCCTGGAACAGGACATGCCGGGAGTGGATTGGGAAAAGCGCATGCCGAAGTTCAGCGAAATCGCCTCGCAGACTTGGGGGCCTGCGCTTGTTTACTCCCTGGTCGGAGGTGGTGCGGCTTCTATTCGTGACATCAATCGTGGCCGAGAATTGGCTATGGACGTTGACGCCATGGTTGCAACCGGCATTGCTCCCGACGTTGCGGAAGGCATCGCCAAAAAGGCGGAGGCTGGCGACTGGTCCGGCGCTGATGCTGGATTCCAGGCGAACTTTGAATCCGACAAAAAGGCCACCACAGAAGAGAAGGCTGGCGCTTTGGCTCGCTTCATGGAGAAACAGCGCGAGGCGCAAAAGCTCCTCAACCGTGACGCTGCAGAGGCTGAAAATATCGGCGTTGCTGTCATCCGCGATGAGTCGGGGTGGAAAGTCCGCATGTCTGACGGGACAACGGTCCCGGCGGAGTCCCAGGAGGTGGCGACACAGATGCAGCGTGATTTTCTCATGGCATCCTCTGAATACGAGGCTGAAACGACCATCGCCGCCGTGGATGAGCTGCTGCGACTCAAGCCGGATCAGCGCGTTGAAATCACGGCAGAGGTTCCGACTGTTGGTGAAAACGGCCTTGTTTTTGTGCACCCCACCACGGGGCAGAAGCGCGAGATTAAAGACACTGCCAGCATTCAGAATCTGCGGGATGAGCAGATGGCGCTTGCTAACAAAGAGGGTGAAGCGGACGTTGTGCAGACCATTCTTGGAGAAAATCACTTTGAGTTTGGCCGGGCCGTTTCAACCGTTTTCATGCGCAGTCTAAACAAAGACGGAACGGCGAACATCCCGCGCATCATCACCGCCCTGCATGAGCACGTCGAGGCATCCTGGCGCAAAGGTGTCGCTCTCGGCAAATTCACCGAGCAGGAAAGCCGTAATGCCGTCGCCACCCTGATTTCACAACTCGACCCGAAACGCCTTGGAAAGAGGGCGACGCAGGAAGAACTGAACTGGTTTGATCGTGCATCCCGCGTTGCCAAGGGCGAGGGCGACGAGAACCTTCTACGCGAGGTCATTTCGGAACTTGCCGTGCGAACCTGGATTGGCCGCGACAAGACCGGAGAACGCACAGGCATGACACCCGGGACTATTCTCCGCGCCCTGGATTCTGCCGTGCTGACGGCTCGCAAGCCTGCGGAAATGACGCTTCTGCGCCGTCTCCGCGCATGGGTGAAGGCCGTAGGCGCTTACCTTCGCGGCGTAATTGCCACGGCTAAGATTATTTCACAGGCAGAGCAGAACGGCACTGTGGGCGATTTCACCGAGTTCATGGACAAGCTCCTTGGTCTGACCGAGCAGACGCGGGAGGACGCCACGCAGGCTGATCAGATTCGACAGCAGATGGAGTCGGATGGGATGGCGTTTAGTATTCCTGGCGCACGCGCGAAGCCTATTACAGCCGCGCCAGTGGTGCAAATGCCGGATGGCGCTCAACTAATTGGACCTTCCACATTTTCCATTACGGCTTATCACGGCACGCCGCACAAAGTGGACAAGTTCACCACGTCCAAAATTGGCACAGGCGAGGGAGCGCAGGCTTACGGGTGGGGGCTTTATTTTGCGGAGGCTCGTAAAGTTGCGGAAGAATACTCCAACATGCGAGCAACTCCAAGCATGGTTATGCGGGCTGATGGCAAGCCTCTCAAAGGTTTAGAAAAGTCTCTTGCTGAAACTTTTTTTTCTGAAGGCAGAACGGCGGCAGAAATTGCCGCTAGGGAAAATGGCGCTGAGTGGCGGGCGGCATGGAATCGAATCAAGGATAGGAATTTAACTCGCGGCAACCTCTACACCGTCGAGCTTTTGCCCGACGAGGCTGACTTCCTCGATTGGGACAAGCCGCTGAGTGAACAGAGCGAAAGGGTGAAAAACATCTTGGATAAAGCTGGCATTGCCAAGATGCTTGAAGGTCGTAAATCAGAAGATTTTCCAGATGTTCCGCTTAACATTTATGTAGAGCTTGCGTGGGATATGGGCGAACAAAAAGCCTCTGAATATCTCGCATCACTTGGAATCCCGGGCATCAAATATCTAGACGCAGGCAGCCGTGGATCTGGCGACGGCACGCGTAATTACGTCATCTTCGACGAAAAGCTTGTGAAGATTCTGGAGGAAAACGGCCAGCCTGTTGGCTCAACCTTTAGTCTCTCCCCCACATCATCCGCCGAGCAGTTGGCGAACATCATTGAGTCGATCATGCAGGCGCGTCCTGAACTGGCGTTCAAGATTCGCCAGCGCAGTCTTTCCGACATCAACCGCCTGGTTCAGAACTGGAGCGCCGAGCGTGTGACGTGGAAGGGTGACAAAATCCGCCCCGTGGTTGAGAAGCGCACGAAGGCCAGCCTGGACAAGGAGCAGGCGATGCGGCAGGCGACACGGGAGGCGGAACTTGTGGATGCTGGGATGGCAACGCTGACGCCTGAAACGCTCATGGCGTGGAGCGAAGGCGTGGCCGCGATGAATGACCATCCGCTCATCAAGCAGATGCTTGGGGCGCATGGCCGTCTCATGTCGAAAACGACGGCGGCAAATCTTGGCAAGCTCAAGACTGACGGTAAAGGCAAGGCGGGCGATTACGATGAGGCGGGATGGATTCCCCCTTCATGGTATGCAGGCGCTGGCTCCGGCATCATGCCGGACGTGATGGCCGCGAATCTTTATGATGATGGCATTCTGAATGAGCCGACGCCTGATGCGCTTTGGAAGGCTCTGGATAGCGTTGTGACAAGCCAGCGCGCAGCCCGTGCCGAGTATGCCAAGGCTGAAAGCGCGGTGAAGGACGTGGAGAAGAAGGCGCGGGAACAAGCCAAAGCCGAGGCGCAGCAATGGCGCGATGAAACCGAGGACATGGTGCAGGATGATTGGTCACCTCGCGAATCGCTTCAACGTGACGCACGGCTGTTCAACACCGCCATGGCTGCATTCCCTGCGGAGATTCGCGGGAAGATCGTTCCCGGCGGCATGGTGAAGCTGACCGGGCAGGCGACGGAACGGGCGCGTTACAAGACCATCGAGAAGGCCATGCAGAAGGCCGTTGTCGAGCTTGAGAAGTTCATGCGGAAGGAAATCACCGCCGAAGTTGATTCCTTGCTTGATCGCTACGCTTCACAGAAAGGCGCGTCTGGCCGCATGGAGGGCAAGTTGCTTTCCAATTACACGGAGCTTGTGGACTATGCGAGCTTCATCCGAAACGCCGACGTTGAGACGGTGGCGAATGAAGAGAAGGCGCTGGACGCCGCAATCGCAGATTCCCAGGACGCCGACGAGACTGCAAGCCTCATGTCCAAGATTGGCGTGCTGCGCCAGTTTGAGCTTTGGAGCGACAAGGACAGCGTGAGCATGGCCGATGCTATGAAGTGGCTGCAAGACATCGTGGCAACCGGCAAACTCGGGAAGAAGATTCTGGATGAGGAGCGTAAGGCGACGCTGGATGAACTGCGCGGCGATGCCATCAAGGGCGCGCTGCCAGACCGTGAAGTTTCGCAGGCGGAGGCAGACAACGAAACGACGGCCATTCAAAGCAGTAATTACAGAAAGGCTGCGCAGGCTTTGCGCGGCATGATGGGTTCGATTCTCTGGACGACTGCCCAGCGTCTTGAACTGCTGTTTGGCGAGGATTCCAAGGTGACGCGGTTTTTCGCTGACAGGCTGGTGTCCGCCGCCAACCAGGAGACTGACATTCTCCGCAACATAGATGCGCAGAGGCGCGAGGCTCTGAGCGTCATTCTCGACACCGAGTCCACGATCGCCCAGGCGCGCGCCATCGGGAAAATGCAGGCCGTGAAAAAGAGCGGCGTTGCCATCACTGAGGGGCGCAAGACTGAGACTGTTAAACTCGACATCGAGACGCTGACTAAGCTTTCCGATGGCACAATGACTGCGGAAGCTGCCGGACTGCGCCAGGATCAGGTGGAAACCGCGCTGGAAGAATGGGCGGCATCTGACCGCAAGCGCACGGTGACGGTGGAAAAGGTGCTGGACGCTGGCGATTTAAAGCCGCTCGACATGTCGGAAATGCAGGGGATTCAATATCTGCTGTGGTCACGCCAGGATGCGAGCCGGAAGCAAATGGAGCGCGACGGCTGGACGGAAGATTCATTCAGGCAGCTTGACGAATTCCTGAGTCCGCAGGCGGTGGCGCTGGCGAACTGGATGGCGTCTAGCTACGACGCGGCGGCAAAGATGATTGATCCTGTTTACCGCCGTCTGTTCAACGCTCCGCTGCCAAGGATCAAGAATTACGCCCCCATCTATCGCCACCGTTCCGGAGATGCGTCCGTGATGGAGTTGGACGGCTCCGACATTAGCAGCGGCATGACGGCAGGCTTCACGAAGTCGCGAGTCAATACCACGTCTCCGCTGATGAGGATGGACGCCATGGCCGTGTTTCTTGGTCACTGGCAGAACGTGGCGCATTGGGTCAGCCATGCGGAAATCATGCGCGACACCAAGGCTGTGATGCTGGACAAGAACGTGCAGACCGCAATTCGGCAGAAGAGCGGTGACGCTTCGCTGACAAACCTGAAAACCAACATTGCCAACATTGAGGCGGCTGGCACGCGGGCGGTGAAAGACATCGTGTTTCTGTCGCGGTTCTGGCAAAACCTGATGCAGTATCGAGCATTTAAGGCGCTGGCGTTCCGCATCTCGCCCGTGGCAAAGCAGAGCTCGGCTGCGCTCAACCCGCTCTTGGCCGATGTTCCGGCACACGCCTACTCTGTCGGGCTGGTTCGCGCCTTGACGAGCCCGGTGGAGTTTGCCTCCGATGTTTCGGCCATGTGGAAGAGTGACATCATTCAGCGCCGTATCCAGGGCGGGTTTTCCGCTGAGGCTCGCGTTGCCATGCAGAACGCGGGCGTGAACGGCTCCATGCTCATTTCGCTCATGCAAAAGGGGATGCTGCCGATGGCGTGGACGGATGCAGGCTGGACGGCTATAGGTTCGGCCATCGCCTTTGATTACTACCGCCGTAGCTACTTCGCGGAGAATTCCAGCGCCACCGCAGAGCAGGCTGACGCCTATGCCGCCCAAAGGCTTGAACGGATGATTGCCACGTCTGCGCAACCCTCAGACCTTGTGAACCGCTCCATTGCCGAGCAGTCCACAAACATTTTTGCAAAAGCCATGTGGATGTTCCTCAGCGATCAGCGCAAGGCTGCGGCCATCGAGCTTATGGCGATCAAGCGGCTGGCGTCCGGCAAGTCGAAGAACAAGGCCATGGATATTCAGCGCGTCCTTGTGGCGCATGTGGCGCAGGCGGCGGTCACTCAGCTTTCCGTTGCCGTCCTGGCGAGCGTCCTGGGCAAGCCGGAAGACGAGGAGCGCGAGTGGAGCCGGGAGCAGTGGGCGGCAACGCTTGCACTTGGCCCTGTCGGCGGCATCTTCGTCCTGGGGCGCGGCATTGAATACGGCGTGAAATACCTCCTGGGGCTGCGCGTTTTTGGTGAAACGACGCTGACGGAAAAGGTGGCGTCTGACGTTTACCGCGCCGGACGTGACATCAATGACCTGTTCTCAGATGATCCCGAGGATGTGGTGAGCGAGCTTGATAAGCTGTCGTCTGCCACCGGATCAGTTCTTGCGCCGATCTTTGGTCCGCAGGCTGGCGCTGTCGATGTCATGGGAAATGTCCTTCGTGAAGCCCGCAAGATTGGCGAGGCTGTGAGTAGAGATGAGTGATGCCCATGCCATAAAGGCCTCACCGTGAAGGGCTGTCACGATCCGGTTCTGTCTCTGCCACCGGCAAGCGTTCCCTAATCTTCAGGGACCAATACACTGCGGATTTGCGTCCTCAATGCGCGGACGTTTGAGCGCGGCCCCTGACGGCCAGCCCCCAGCCAAGGCTTGCCGGGCTTGCGGCCCGGGCTTCTTGGGTTTTGCGGAGATACTACGGAGTCGAACCGTGCGCTCAAATTGGATTCCTGCCGCCGCGAAAGTCCGGCTTCAATGCTGGGCATATCCACAGCGGTTGTGTGCTCTTTCGCGCTGTCTCCATGCCTAGCAGCATACGCACATGGAATCGGCCAGCACAAGCACGGCAGGAAAAATGTCAAAGAAACCCGGCTTTTATGCGCTTACCGGGCGGGCGTCATTATTAACCAGGGAAAGCACAAAAAACCCGACGCAATACCCCGCGCTGATTTTGCCTGACCACCGCACGTCTGCCAAGCTGAAAGTGCAAAAAAGCCTTGCCGTCATTCTCAAATATGAGAAAATCGGCCCATGTCCGAAACTTCCAACTTCACGCGGGAACAGGCCACCAAGGGCTATAAGGTGGTGTCGAACACCTCCGCCACGGCCAAAAACTTCTACGGCTTCACGGTCATTGCCGAGGCTGTCATTTCGGCCCTTGTCGCCCCGACTGGCGCAGGACCGGAAGGCACGGCTTACGACGGCGACGAGGCTGGAATTGCCACCACGCTGCCCGTTGGTTACTACCCTGTTCGCGGCAGTTCGATCACCCTTACGTCTGGCGCTGTCATCCTCTGGCTTGAATGATGTCCCTTGCTCTCGGCTCGTCTTTGCCTGCGGCTGCTTTTGCCTCCGTTCCGAATACTGCGCCGACGATTGCGCCCGTGTTGGTTGTGAACACGCAGTCAGGACTTTCTGACGCCTTTCTGGAATGGACGGCCAGCAACAAGACAAGCTCCGCCGGATTTGGATATAAAATCTATGTTCAGATCGACTCCAATCCCGAGACTTTGGCGTCCACGGAAGGCGACAATCTTTCAAAAACATTGTCTTTCCCCACGGCAGCGGGCGAGACTTACGCTTTTCGGGTCGTTCCGTTCAACGGTTTTGGTGATGGCCCATCGAGCAATGTGTATTCTGTCGTTCTCACCGCCCCATGATGCACGCGCTCTCTCTCAATATCAGCCTGACCGGCTCTCAATACGGGAGCGGTGGGGGCGTGCCTGTTGGTGACTGGATTCTAGCAACCGGCCTTTGGGATGACGTGGGCGTGTGGCGCGATGACCAAACCTGGATTGACTGACTTTTATGCCTATCGGAACCATTTCAAACGGTGAAACCGGCTCGTCTGTGCGGACGAAGCTGAACAGCGTCATTGGCGCTGTGAACAATCTCGGCACCGCCGCCAACTCTGCGACGGGCGATTTTGCCACGGCCGCCCAGGGCGCTTTGGCCGATACCGCCGTCCAGCCCGCCGACATCGGCACCGCCGCCGCCGAGGACATAGGATACTTCGCCACGGCAGCCCAGGGCGCTTTGGCTGACACAGCACTTCAGCCTGCCGAGGTCAAATCTTCTAACTTCACTGCCGCGAACGATGGGGTTTATGTCGTGGTGGCATCCGCAACCGTCACAGACCCAAGCCCTAGCGAGGGCAAAGGCTATACGGTTGTTGTCCGCAACGGCACGGCCACCATTGGCGGCACCGGATACAGCACGGCAGGCAGCCAGATCAGGCGGCTTTTCCACTCTGGCGCATGGGCAACCTATGTTGATTCGCTCACCACGCACACGCACTCGGACGCCACCACAGGAGACGCTGGCTTCATGTCCGCTTCCGACAAGACCAAGCTGGACGGCATCGAGGCTGCGGCGGATGTTACGGATGCAGGAAACGTCGGCTCCTCCATTTCAGGCGCAACCACGGAAACGACCCTTGATGACACGGATGAAGTGGCCTTTGTCACGTCCGGCGGCACGCTGAAAAACATTGCCTACAGTTCGATCAAGACACTTCTCAACGCTATTTATGCGCTGAAAGGCGCGGTCACAGGTTCGGGGCTGACAATGGCGACGGCTCGCATTCTTGGGCGCAGCACGGCAAGCACGGGAGCCATTGAGGAGATCAGCATTGGCAGCGGCTTGACCCTCAGCGGAGGCACGCTGTCTGCGACTGGGACGGGCGGCAAAATTCTTCAGGTTGTCCAGGCGACCAAGACGGACACGGCCAGCGTTACCGGCACCAGCTTTTCAAGCGTGTTCACGGCGTCCATCACGCCTTCCGCAAACACGTCAAAAGTTTTGGTCTTGGTATCTTTAAATGTTGGTGGCGCAACAAACAACTGGCCCTTGATTCGTTTAACCCGCAGCGGTTCCACTCTGCTACAAGGCGATGCGGCAGGGAACAGAGTGCGCGTCACGACAGTTTGCGGTGCTCCCAACTCCTCAGCTTCTGTTGCGGCATCCGTAACATATCTGGATTCTCCTGCGTCAACATCATCTCAAACCTACGAGATCGAAATGGCAAGCCAGTCAACGGGGGCTGTATATCTAAACCGCAGTTCAACGGACACCGACACAACTGCCTTTCAACGTGGTGCGTCAACGATTACCCTTATGGAGGTCGCCGCTTAACATGCCAATCCCATCCGCCAACTTTGCTGAAGCCGTCGCGCTCGCCCGCCCCGGCGCTCATTTCAAACTCGACCCTGAAAGCTACGCAGGGTTGGCCATGCTTGACGGCACGCCGAAGCCGACGCTGGCGGAAATTGAGGCTGCATGGGCAAACCGCGAATCCCCGCGTCCGGTCTATTCCGTCGCCATGGGCTCACTCCGCCGCGCCCTTGGCAGGACACGCTGCATTCAGATCAGCGCCTGGATTGGGGGCATTCAGGACGTGGATCAACGCCACGCGCTTTCATCCTGGTGGGAGTATTCGCCAACCGTGCGTTCGTCGCATCCTGCCATCCCGACATTCCAGCAGGTTCTTGGACTCGATGACGATCAGGCAGACGCCATTTTCGCCGCTGCCTACGCTGAGGATAACCTTTGATTTTTCCTTGCCACTTCTACCTAAGCCGATATGATTCAAGACATGACGCTGGAACAAGCTCTTCTCTCAGGCATCGGCGCGGTGACGAGCGCTCTTTGCGTTGCGTTTAAAATCATTTGGGACAGGTCCGTTGCCTGTGAGCAGTGGAGGGCTGAGAAGGAGCCGATCATCACGATGATGGCGGAAAAGATGGGACTGGCGAAGGGAACGCTTGCCATTATCGATGAATGCCCAACGCCTGGATGTCCCTACGCTGGCAAGTTGAGCGCTGGCAGCACGTTTTCACTGACCGAGGAAGAAAGAGCGAGACTCCACAACACCAAACTGAAACGCCCATGAACTACATTGTGAAAAACTGGAAAACCACCCTGGCCGGACTTGTCACCATCGCTGGCGTCGTGACCGCGACTTGGCTGCCTCAGTATTCCGACGAGGTGGCAAAGGCTGTTGCGACCCTGGCCGGACTTGGCCTGATCGCCGCGAAGGACGGCAACAAGACCGGGGCATGAGCCCGCTTGCTGTCATCACCGCACTTTTTCAGGCAGCTACGCAGGCGCTAAAGGCATTCCCGATCTGGCTTGCGTGGCACCTGACGAAGGAAATGGAGGCTCTGACATTCGAGATTTTGACCCATGAAGATGCTGCTACTCCTGCTGACAAGCGCCGCGCTGACGAGCTGCGCATCTCGCTCGCCTACCGTCGCAGACTCCATGCAGCTTTATTCCCCGCAGGCATTACACCTGAAAGCGGGAACGGTGATCCAAACGTCACAAGGGCAATACCGGTGCCAGACTGACGAGGTGTGGCATTCACATGCCGAATACATGAAAGCCGTCCGTGAATCTCTCCGCCCGTGATTGAGTGCTTCCAGATTTTTGTCGGCACGCTCTGTTTCTTTGGGGCTGTGCTGGTGTTTGGGGCCATCGCGCTTTGGGATGGGTCACGTGACCACAATGACAAATGGAAACCATGAGAACGAAACGAACCATCGAGAATCTGGGAAGCCTCAACAAGAAGGCGCTTGCCAAGCTGGAACCGTTTGTTGCCGCCGCTGAGGCTGCCATGGCTGCGAAAGGCGTCACGGTTGAGGTTATCTCCGGTCTTCGCTCATGGGCTGCACAGGCTGCGTTGTATGCGCAGGGAAGGACGAAGCCGGGGCGGATCGTCACGAAAGCCCGCCCTGGCTCCTCCTGGCACAACTACGGGCTCGCCATCGACCTGGGCCTGTTCAAAAACGGCGTTTACCTAGACGAGAAACAGCCAGGACTTGCCGACAAACTCTATGCTGAAATCGGCATTATTGCTGGAAAGATGGGAATTGAATGGGCTGGCAACTGGAAATCCTTTCCCGAAACGCCACACTTCCAGGTGACGTTTGGAAAGACTCTCTCAGAAATGAGAACGCGCATGGAAGAAGTGGGATACGATGTGCAAAAGCTGATTTGACGGTGCAATGCGAGCGGTTACGCTGCCGCGCCATGCAAACAAACAACGCACACGAATACACCGACGAGCAGCTTCAGTCTGCCATTGACGCGGCTTTTCCAGCTGGGGCTCTTGCGGATTGCGGCGTTGGACTCGATAATTTTCCAAATCAAAGCTGCTGGGAAGACGAAGCCCCCAACCGCCTCGCCATCGCCCGCGCCTTCCTGGCCGCCCTGCCGAAGCCCGCCGATGTCAGCGCAGAACCGGAGCAGGCCAAGCCAGCCTCCGACGGCCCGCCCTGGATTCCGCACGACGGCGGACCGTGCCCGCTCAAGGATGAGGAGGTGGAGGAGTTTGAAGTGCTTTGGTCTGACGGCAGGACAAGCCGACTTAACAGGCCATCGACATGGCCTTGGAACCATAGAGGTGGCTGTAGCGACATCATGGCCTACCGCGTCCTGCGCTGGAAGCCCGGCCACGGCCCGCAGGCGGCCAGCAAAGCCGACGAGCCAGCCACCTTCGAAACCCACGGCAAGGTCTGGACACGCCACACGCCCGGCGATCCGTGCCCGTGCGATCCTGAGGCGATTGTCGAAGCCTTGCTTGCATGCGAAGCGCAAAGTGGTAAATACACTGCCGAATCCGGCCTAGCCGAGACTTGGCGCTGGGACTGCAAGACTGGTGAATACAGCATCATCGGCTGGCGCTACGCCGACGAGCCAGCCCAGGCGGGGGCCAACCAAACCCAGCCTGTCCAGCCCTGGACGCCCCGCCCCGGCGACGTGGTGAGGCTCAAGTCTGGAGGGCCGGAGATGACGGTGAGCCGAGTCAACGAAGAAAATGAGGTCGTCTGCGAATGGTTTAGTGGCTATTTGGCCCACGTTTGGGATTTCTCCGTCGCCTGCCTCACCCCGGCCAAGGAGGGCCAGCCATGAGTGACGCACTACAAGAACAAATTGGCGGCGACCATTACAAGACGTTCAAAATTCAGCCCGCTGAGTTCATTGAGGCAAACAAGCTGCCATTTCTGGAAGGCTGCATCATCAAGCGTGCCTGCCGACACGGCAGCAAGAACGGCGCGGAGGACATCCGCAAACTGATTCACGAAGCTCAACTCATTTTGAAACTGCGCTATGGCCTCGACTCCTAAAATCCCCAAAGGCTGGAAGGTTTATTCCGGCGCTTACAAATGGCAACTCATCCCAGGCGCGAAGTATTGGGATGTGAACGCCAAGAAGTGGGCGCAGGTGGAAGGCAAAGCTTACATAAAAGGAGCGCATGCCATCCCGAACAAAGAACTGGTCATCGTGCCAACCAAGAAGCGTTCCTTCACGGCCTACTGCGCAACGCAGGTTGACGGCCCTACCAAGTGTGCGCTGAACTACAAACGCAAGGACACGCTTGCCAGAGTCCGCGAGATTTGGGGCAAGGACTACCGGCGCAAGCGTCCTAATCTACGGATTGTGAAAGTCATTGTCTCAGAAGCATGACCGATTGGCAGCGCATAGCGGATCACTTCAACGCAACGGCCAAGTGCCGCCGCAGGAAGGACGGGAAGCCCCAGGTCCAGCACGAACCTGGGTGCACGTTCATCTGCTGCGAGGCGAAGAATTGCGCCTGCGCCATGAACGGGCATGGAGACGAGCCGTTGACTCAGTTCCTTGCACGGTGGCGCAGGCTTCACGCATCAGACTAGAACAGGCTGAGTTGAGACTTGGCATTTTTCAAGTTCAGGCAAGCCTGCTTGAAATACGACTCCTTGAGTTCGCTTCCAACGAACCGACGATCCAGGGTCAACGAGCCGTAGCCTTCTGACCCGATGCCGGTGAACGGCGAATAAACCAGATCGCCGGGATTCGTCCAAAGCTCGATGGCGCGTTCGATCACGTCCAGTTGCAACGGGCAGATGTGCTTCTCATCGCAATGATCGCGGGCACCGTCCTTGTTAAGCACACGGCCTTGATCGACACTCATCCAGACTGGCGATGCGACTTCTTGCCACCAGTCCACAGGGTAACGGCTGCGGTCCTTGGTCACAGGCTTGGGATTGTCGCCCGGCTTGCGGAACACCAGCAGATAGTCTGGACACCCGACGCGGGAATCCGTGCTGTCAGCGGTGAGCGTCTTGTAAAGCAGCCCGTGCGCCTTGGTGCGCTGCATCTCGGTGACGGGAGATTTCCAGATGGTGATGCGGGAATGGAAAAGAAACCCATGTTTCCAGAATGCGCGGATGATCTCGCCGCTGAAATCCTGGAACTCGATTTTTCCATGCTTCCACTTGGTGGAAAGCAGATCGACGCAATGAACGGCGACCTCACGGCCAGGAACGAGGATGCGGGCAATCTCCGCGATGAGAAGATCAAAGTGTTTCGTGAACTCGCTCATGTCGGAGCAGTTCCCCATGTCTTGAAGGTCATCCGAGTAGGTGAACAAGTCCGCAAATGGCGGACTGAACACGCTGAAATCAACGGATTCATCCTCAATTTGACGTGCGACCCTGACACAATCGCCGTGGTGGATCGTCCAACCCTCTCCGCAAGCCGTGGTGATGTCTGTTTTCATGGTAAGTTTCTTTTGCTGTGATTGAAATGCGGACGCCGCCAGCTTCATGCGCTCCTGCATTTCCTTGTGCTGTTCGATTTTACGCTGGATGGTTTTGAGGATAGCGCCCTCCGTGGACGCCTGGACAATGTAGGCATTGACCTCCTGAGTCTGGCCAAAGCGGTAAGACCGGCGCAATGCCTGGTAAAAGTCCTCGAAAGAGTAAGACAGCCCAACAAAGGCGACGTTCCTGCAATGCTGCCAGTTGAGGCCGTAACCTGCAATTCCAGCCTTGGTGACGATGACGCGGGCGCGCCCCTCGGTGAACGCGTCAATGCGCTCTTCCTTCTGCTTTGCGGTATCGCTGCCCTTGACTTCCACGGCATCAGGAATGGACGCCGCAAGTTGCTCGCTCTCGTCGTTCGTGTTGCACCAGACGATCCACGGCTCGCTGGAATTGTTCACAAGCTCGGCAACATGCGCGACACGCTGAGGTGCGGTCACGCGCATTTCCTGGTGCATCGTGGTTGCTGAAAGTGTGGCGTGCCTGAAAAGCTCGCCTTCCTGAGCGCCCTCTGAATCATCAACCTGGACGATAATCGTTTGCAGGTTGAGCGACGGCAGAATGTATCCGGCATCATCAAATTCAAGGTCGGAAGGCTTCGACACGCATGCCGCCCAGGACGCCAGCCATGCCCAAAATTCAGACTCGGCATGCTTTTTCAAGCGCCAGTCTCCAGTGTTGAACGTGTCATTGATGAAGAACGTGGCGAGCATTTGCGCTGGCGTGCAGACGCCCAGGAAGTCGGCGTGCTGCCCGAACTCGGTGTAATCGTTTGGCGACGGCGTGGCCGTGCAGCAAAGGCGATATGGAGTCTCGCTGAAAGTCTCGGTCAGCAGCTTGCGCATCTTGCCGGTGAAGTTTTTCAAAATGCTGGATTCATCGAGCACGACGCCGACGAATTGCGAGCAGTCGAATTTCTCTAGCTTCTCGTAATTCGTGATCCAGATGCCGGGCGCGTCGATGTCATCGGCGGATTCCGCAACCTTGGCGACAAGGCCGAACTTGTCAGCCTCATGGGATGTCTGGTGCGCCACCGCGAGAGGCGTCAGAATAAGCACGCTGCCGCCAGTGTGACGGCAGACTTGCGAGGCCCATTCCAGTTGCTGCGCAGTCTTGCCGAGTCCGCAATCCTCAAAGAGGGCGGCGCGGCCTTTCTTGATCGCCCATTCAACAACATGGCGCTGCCACGGGAAAAGAGGGGCGGTGATTGAGAGAGGATCGAATCCGTGGCTTTCGGCACGGCGTGTCTTGTTTTTGATGAATGAATCGTAGTCCATGGTGAAGGCTGCATGAACGCATGGCAAAACTCCCGAGTCAACAGCCAAGGTGAAAAAAGATGAAAATATAGCTTGAACGATATTTGCGGCGGTGCATACTTGCGCTGCCCATGAAACAAATCGTCATCAAAGTCCCGCCCGACGAGCACAAGGCAATAAAAGCCGTCGCGCTCGACAACAACCGCACGATCAACCAGCAGATGCGCGTCTTTGCGCTGGCTGATACCGAAGTGCAAACCCGCCTCAAAAGCCTTATGAAAGGCCGTGGCGTCAACCGCAACCCCTACAAGAACCAGAACGCATGAAGCCTCTTAAATCCATCCGCCGCCTTTTTGTTTGTTTGGCAGGTTATGAAATGGCACGCAAGGCTGCCGCTGACCGCATGCGCGACGCTCGTCATTGGGCAAAGCGCCTCACTCCTGAGCGCTATGAAAAACGCGCAATTTATGCTTTTGACGCCGCCTCATCCTCTGGCTGGTGGAAACGCACATCCGAAGAATGGCGTCTTGAAATCCTGAAATGCTGGGAAACATGAAACCCGCCGTCATCATCACCATCATCGTCTCCGCCCTTGGCTGGATTCTCACCATTCTCGCGCAATGAAAACCGCACACCCAAACGACCGCGTGATTGACCGCACAGCCGAGTTTTCGGCGCGGTTCATGGCGCACCAGCGCTACAACACGCCCCGCCAGCGTCGGCTTCGCTGTGAGAAAGCTGCAACCGTCGCGCAGTTCCACCGGCACGTCGAATCCGTCGTCGGCGGGCTGCTGCTCGTCGCCTTTATCCTTATTCTTTTCTTTGCCTGATCCCCAGCAAAGCAAACCCAAACACAAACAACACCATGCAAAACGACACCGAAACCACCGAAACCACGCCGTCCGTCATCAAATCCATCGTCATCAAGCGCCCGCCTCCTCAGAGCAAGGGGATCGGGCTGCGCCAGAAAAGCGAGGACCGCATTCAGCTTGAATCCATGAAGCCCGGCGAATGCTTGGAAATCAGGAATTTCCCGACTGATCCGCGCAACCGCTACACCAACATGATCTTCAACGCCAGCAAGGCCACGGGCAAGAAGTTCACGACACGTTCTGTCGGCGCGAACGGCCTGGACATCTACTGCATTGCCTGACGCAGGCGAGGGGCGCGGCTCGACAACGCGCAAGACTTTTACCAAACACCACCATGTCAAATCAACTCGCCACCATCAAACAGACGCTCACCGACGCCAAGATGCAGGAGCAGTTCGCCAAGGCTCTGCCGAAACATCTCAGCCCTGAGCGCTTCACCCGCATTGCCATCACGGCATTGACCCGCACTCCCAAACTGGCTGAATGCACGAAGGAAAGCCTTATGCGCTGCCTTCTCGACCTGTCCGCGTTCGGCCTGGAACCTGACGGACGCCGCGCCCATCTCATCCCCTACAAGGACCAATGCACGCTGGTCATTGACTGGAAGGGGCTGGCCGAACTTGCCATGCGCTCCGGCATCATTGCCAAGCTGCACGCGGATGTCGTCTGCGAGGGTGACGTTTTCGAATACAACATGGGCGAGGTGACACGCCATGAGATCGACTGGAAGAAGCCACGCGGCGCTATGTATGCGGCCTATGCTATGGCGGTCACGAAGGATGGCCCTGTTTTCTGCGCTGTCATGTCGAAGGATGAGATTGAATCCATTCGCAAACGCAGCCGCGCAGGAACGTCTGGCCCATGGGTCACGGATTACAACGAGATGGCAAAAAAGACCGCTTTCCGCCGCCTCTCCAAGTGGCTGCCACTGTCGGCTGAATTCCGTGAAGCCGTCGAGCGCGATGACGATGACCTGATTCCCGCCGTTGAGCGTGATGTAACGCCAGCCAAACGCACAGCACGCGCCGAGCCGATCAACCCGTTTCAAAAGATCGACCCGCCCGCTGACATGTTTGCCGCCGAGGTGCCGGAAAAGACGGCGCTGCAAGCTGTCAAGGAACGCTTGACCACTGACGGCATCGAGTGGACGGCCATCAATCACAAGCTCCTGGACGACGGCATTCTGGACGACGTGCGGAACAATCCCGACGACTGCACGGATGACGAGCTTCGTTCCGTGCTGTCGGCGTGGAGCGGCGTTCTTGCTATTGTGAAGGGGGGTGGTAAGTGACGATTCATAAGGACATCGAGCAGGGAACAGAGGCATGGAAGGCAATCAGGGTCGGGAAGCCGACTGCCTCAAACTTTTCCAAGATTGTGACCGCTGCCAAGTGCAAGCTTTCGACGTCGGCGGACAGCTACATCAACGAGCTGATTGGCGAGACGTTCGCGCCTGATTTCGAGCCGGAGTTTCAAGGAAGCTGGATAACCAGGCGCGGGACTGAGATGGAGCCGCAGGCGAGGCTTGCGTTTCAGGCTCACACAGCGATGAACGTGGAGCAGGTAGGATTTGTGACCCATGACAACGGGATTCTCGGGTGCTCGCCGGATGGTCTGATCGTGGACGGTGGGCAATACGTCGCGGGCGTCGAAATAAAATGCCCCGCTCCTGGAACGCATGTCGAATACGTCCGCGACGGCGGTCTGCCGGACGATTACAAACAGCAGGTCCACGGCTCAATGTGCGTGACCGGCATCCGCCAGTGGCATTTCTGGTCCTACTTTCCAGGGATGCAGCCTCATCATGTCGTCGTCACCTGGGACGATTACACCAGCCGGATGCTGGAAACGCTGCTCAAGTTCTGCGAGCAGTATCAGAAAGTTTATAACGAAGTCACACCCAAACTGAAAATGCCATGAAGAAGAAAACGACCACGAAGAAGAAATCCGCCCGCCCGATCCCGCCGCCTCCGCCCGGCTGGGAGATTGTGAACGCGGACGATCCGAGGCTGGATTGTTTACCGGATGCGCTTCGATATTTGCTTGATGAGCGATGGGTATTAAGTAGGTATGGAGCGGGCGAAAGTTTGCCTGAACCCCACAGGAAAAGCAAAACCTACGCCCTCCCCATCGCCACGCAGTCGGCCGCGCCCCAGTCCGCCCCGCCCTCGCCGCCCATGATCCGCCTGCGCCTGCCCAGCGAGAAGCCGACGAGGGAGGATGCGAATGAGGAAGGGAATGTTTTCACTATTTTTTCAAGGGATGGTGGCGCAAAGGATGCCATTGCATGGAATTGGGACAGACCCTTTGACGGCGACGAACTGGCCTGGTTCAGCCTCCCCGAAGGCATCCTTCCCCGCGAGCCCAGCCAGGAAGAAAAGTGGCAAGCAGAGTTTGAGGAGTGTTTCCCAGACTTTGAACTGACCAAGCAGGGAAACGGCGAATACCTGCACGCCCATGCGGCGACGGCATGGCGCGGCTTCCTCGCCGCCAAGAAAGGGGGTGCGGAGTGAGTGACACGCCGAGAACGGACGCTGCTCGTTTGAAACTGGATTCAGACGATTCTAGCTGTGCTATTTACGCGCACACCCTTGACGGCTCATCTTATCACGGTGAGGTTGTTCGAGGCGATGAAATGGCGATCCTCGAACGCGAGAACGCAGCCATGCGCGAGGCTATCAGGGATGCGTGTGATTTGATTCAGTGGCTCAAAACGAATTCATATGGCAGGCATTTAAGAACCGCTTCAACTGCCCTCGCCAAACTCCAACCATTCCTGAAGCCATGAGCTTCTTTCAAGTCACCCGAGTAAAGTCATCCAGAAAGCCCTGCCGCTGTTACTGGTGCGGCGAGCGCATTGAAGTCGGACAGCCAAAAACCACCACAGCAACGGTGTTTGAAGGCGACTTTCAGGCCACTAATGTTCACCCTGAATGCTTCGAGGCGTTGAAACTTTGGCAGGACGAAAACCGTGGAGAAGAATATTGGCCTGATGAGGGGACAATGAAACGCGGTTCTACCGAGGATAAATACGTATGACCAACGATCAAATCCGCCTGCACTTTGGCGAACTCAACGCCTCCGAGATGCGCCTTGCCCGCGCCATCGTGGGCTGGCATGAGGCCCGTGAAGCCAAGCTCCGCGCCGCCGCTGACGGGCTGGCGGAGTCTTTGGAGAGAGCCATGGGTATATTTGGGCCGCCTGACATACTGCCAGAGTCGGCTTGGGTGACTACGGAAGAAATAGACAAGGCTTGGAACGGCGGACAGGCCGCCCTCGCCGCCTACCAAGCCACAAAGCCATGAGTAAGACACCACGAACAGACGCCGAACGCCGCAGGCTCAAGCGGTCCAAGACATTCCCATCCGAGCCGGTTGACGCGGATTTCTGCCGCGCTTTTGAGCACGAGAACGCCAAGCTCCGCGCAGGCATGGCCGAGGCTGCTAGGGACGCAGATGCCGCGTTGCGCAAATGCCTGAACTACATGCTGAGGCTTCCGCTTTCTGGAAGTGACGCTGAATGCGAAGCCATGGATGACGCACATCACGCATTGCGTAAACTCCAACCATTCCTGAAGCCATGATCCGCCTCCTCATCCTCGCCGCCTGCCTCTCGTCCTGCTGCCGCCAGGGCCGTGCGCCGGAAGGCTGGCCGTGGGATAGGGAGGGCGGGGCGCTCAACGTGTTTTATCATCTCAAGCCATGAAATCACGCACCTACAACGTCGCCACGGAGCACCAGGAACAGCGCCAGCTTTTCACCTGGGAGGCGATGAACCGCTACAAATACCCGCAGCTTGCCAACATGTTCGCAATTCCAAACGGCGGATGGCGACACAAGATCGTGGCCGCGAAGCTCAAGGCCGAAGGCGTGAAGCCGGGAGTCTGTGACGTGTTCCTGGCGTGGCCGTCTAAAGGTTACAACGGCCTGTTCATCGAAATGAAACGGCTCGTCGGCGGACGACTCTCCGACGAGCAGAAAGCGTGGTCTGAGCGCCTGCTGGCGGCTGGCTATCAGGTCCGCGTGTGCAAAGGGTTTGAAGAGGCGAAACAAGCGATTGAGGATTACCTGAATGACTGATCTTGAAACCAGCCTGCTGAACGCGGGCGCAATTAACGACCTGCTGGAAAAGACCGTGCGCCGCCGTGTGAAACTTCACGCCGATATGGGCAGGCAGCTCAAGAAATGGCGCGATTCCACCGGGATGCTGGGCAAAGACATATCGAAAAGGCTGGGAATTAGCACGGCGCACTACTTCAACTTGGAGGCTGGGCGGCAACAGTTTACGACGGAGTTGATAAACAAGGCGCTACTGCTGGTGAAAAAAGATTAAAATTCACCTTGCGGGATGTTTGCCGGTAGGCATAATGAGGGCGTTATGAAAATCAAATACGCCAACGGATTCCACGGATACAACGCAAATGGAGAGCCTGTTTTGACTGACGAGGCTAACGCTGCAAAGTTCAACAATTCTGAAGAGGCCATGATGACTGTTTGCCACGACGGCGACCAGTTTGGATTCTGGATGGGTGGCTTTAAACTTGTGAAGTGATCGCCATGCCATCCAAGCAAGAAACCATGCTGGCGGCACTTCGTGGTGCCGAGCGCGACATGACGGACGCCAGGGAACGCCGCGCCGCCATCCTTTCCGACATCGCCCAGCACGTCCGCAAGCGCATGGCCGCAAACGGCCTGCATCGCGGTCACATCCGCGAGCGGCTCAACTGGCCGCCGTATCGGCTGGGAAACTTCCTGCACAACAACGAGGGCATCAGCCTGCCCGAAATGAAAAGGCTGTTGGAGACTATTGAAAAGCCATGAAAACATACACCCTCGAAGAACTGAAGGCGGTCCAGGCCGTGCAGGCTCCCGACTTTGGCGAGCCGTGGAGCGCCGACACGATATGGAGCGACATCATCTGTGATAACACCGGCATACGCGCTATTGTTGAAGTGTTCAATCACGAGAGCAATCCCGAGCGCCGCCCTCGCATCATCGCCTGCGTCAACGCCCTCGCAGGCATCCCCGACCCCGCCGAGTTTGTGCGGCAGGCGAAGGAGATGCGCGAGGCTATCAGGGAGGCGTTCAACTCCTTTGCCGAAGCCCCTGAAAGCGACGCAGCTTGGTTGCTAACAGAACGCCAAAAAACAGCCCTCTCCAAAATCCAACCCTTCCTCCCATGAGCACACCACAAACAGACACGCCGGAGACTGGAAACGTATTGGAGTCCATATTGCGCGACAAGGGTGAGCTTTGTGAAGATACAGCACCATTTGCTTTTGTGAGGTTGTGCAAAAAACTTGAACGCCGCGCCCTCGCCGCCGAGGCCAGACTTGCCAAGTGGGAATTTGAGCTATCCAAGGTGATGCCTGCTGATTTCAAGGACTGGTGGCAAAACTCACGCGAGGAGTGGCCCGAAGTCGCACGCATGGTGATTGAAGGTCTACGCAAGCAAGTGGAGATGACGGATAAAGCCGCCGAGGCCAGGGTGAAGGAGTTGGAGGCCGCCCTCCGCCTGCGCCCCATTGCCGAGGCCGGGCCTGTGCCGGAAGGCACGATCAGGGTCTATGCCGATTTTATCAATGGGGAATGGGAAGTCACGACAGACAAATGGAACGGCGACACCCACTTTATCGACATCTACCCACCACAACAATGAAACTACATCCAAACGACCCTGCATTTCCAGCCCCAGACATGGGAGAGTGGAACGATCCTGAAACCTGCAAGCGATGGCGCGATTACACAGGCATGTCCCTGCGAGCCTACTTTGCAGGACAGGCTTTGGTTGGAGAGCTTGCCGCGTCATCAACTAAAGAGAGCGTGGCAGCCCTTATTAAAGCTGCCAAGGAGTCCGGCAATACTGCCGAGCAG